GTCTTATGGTTTATAATACAACAACTAACAAACTTAATGTTTACACAACAACTTGGGAAGAAATTACTAGTGTTTAATTAAATTATTTATGAAATACGAACTTATTAAAACAGATATATCATCAGAACGAACTATTATGCAAGACATAGTAGAAGTTATTGATAAGGTGGAAACTGTAACAGGTCAAGAACCAACTGATGATTATGAAGTAACTATCACCATGGGTATTCATCCAACAGACGGTATTGGTGCAGACTTTTCAAAAGATATTACTGTAACAAGTAATAACTCACAGACAGGATTTGAAGTAGATATACAACGAGAACAAGCAGTGAGTGATTATATGCAAAGTATACAAGATTAACCCTTTACAAAGGGTTTTTCTTTTGGTATACTACATACATGAATATACAATTTAAACAAACACCTAATTACGCAAAAGGAACTGGAGTAAAGAAAACAGCTATTGTTTGGCACGGAACGCTTGGTGCATACAAAGGGGCTGTTAATTGGCTATCAATGACAAAGGAGCAGCGAGGAACTGATAGTGAGTCATCAGCTCACTTTGTTATTGGAAGAAATGAAGGTGAAATAATACAGTTAGTTGACATGAAGGATATTGCATGGCAAGCTGGAAAAGTTTCAAATCCAAACGAGAGATTTAAGAAAATCGCATTAAAAGATTCTCGTGGAATGTATGTTAACCCAAACCAGTGGACAATAGGAATAGAGTTTTGTTGGGGTTATGACATAGATAAAGATGGAGATATTGATGAGCAAGATAAAACACTAAACGAATGGCAATTAAAGTGTGCAAAGGACATACATGATAAATTCTCAGTAATGTTTGACGTGGCTGTAACAAAAGAAAATACATTAACTCATTCTGAAATAGCATCATACAAGTCTGATAATCTTATAAAAGACATCAATAGATATTATAGTGAGTATCTTCCAAGTCTGGTTAAACCAAAAGAAGAGATATGCTTAGATAACACAGTGGTTGTTGACTTAAAACAGAAAGTTCAAAACAAGGAAGTATTGGGTATATTTAGTATCATTAAAAAGTTACTAGCATTATTGAATCGTTAGTTAAAACAATTGCTAAAAAAGTTAAAAAGTAGTATACTACACATATTAGGCGATACGATGCCCGTCTTAAAACATATTTGGGCGACTCGCTAATATATAATAAATAGATAAAAATATTTATTATGTGAATCTTTAGTTTAGTGGTAAAACAAGGCACTCCAAACGCTTTGTCGGGGGTTCGATTCCTTCAAGATTCGCATGAAGTCTTCATTCATAGAATTTATAGAAAAGTACAAGAATACAAAACTACCTGAAAATAGTTTACTTGTTCGTTGGAAGAAAGAAATAGATAAATCAGATTTTGATAGAAATGAGAAAGAAGTTTTTGCATGGTTTAAAAGCCTTATAAAATAAAGCTATTCTGACACTCATTTTTGTAAATCGCCCCGTAGAGAAGAGTTAATATAAAAGTGGTACTATGTATCATTTCAATAAAATACATACTGAATACAATACTATTTACTTGATGTCAATAGTATTTTAATGTTATAATACACCCAGTGCACAAAATACAGACACGAAGTTGTGAGAGCTAAACTCACATTCTATGAATAAAAAATATATTGCTTTAATGCTTATTTTTCCATTATTATCAGTAAGTCTATTTATTGGAAAAGTACACGCAGAAGCACCAAATGTAGAAATACAAGAGATAAAAGTAAAAGACACTTATACTCGTGAGGAGGTTTATCAAATAGCTAGACTAACCGCAGATAAGTATGGTATTAATAGACACGACTTATTAATAACTATTGACCAAGAAAGCAATTTTGTGCAATATGCAAAAGGTGATAATGGTGCAAGTTTAGGAGCATGTCAGATACATAAGACAAATGGTATATCTAGTGATAAAAGGTATGACCCAGTATTTTGTTTAGACTGGACTGCTAAGAAATTTATATCAGGAGACGCAAGACTTTGGACTGGTTATAGATTGTGCGTACTAAATGAGACTATATATCACGATGGAGAGAGATTGAAATGTACTGCAACAGGTACACTATAAAAGACTACTTGCATGAGTAGTTTTTTTGTAATATAATACACTAATTGAATATCTATGTGGAGCATACGAATTATTCCAAAACTAACTTTCGTATATGGTGCAGTGTAAGTCCAGGGAACAAAATTGTTTTGGTGAGCATTGCCTGGCATATTCCACTAAGCGAGAAATACGCTTCCCCACAGATATTCAATTTGCCTTAATAGCTCAATGGCAGAGCATTCGTTTGAAACACGAAGTACAGTAGTTCGATTCTATTTTAAGGCACATGAAAAAGCACCTTACGGGGTGCTTTTCTTTTTTAGTGTTCAAAAAAGGATAGTTGTTTTTCGTCTTTCACTTCCTTATTGATAAATTGTTTTACATTTTCCGTTTCCACGGTTGTCATAGCCCAGTGATTCACTGCGAGTACGACTTGCTCTAATGTATAGAGTTTCGGTCTTTTTCTTTTTTGTTTACACATTATTATTTTAATCTCTAAAATAAGGTTTACAAATCATGTATAGACAGCATAGAGCCATGAATACTAAAATGATAATTGTAGGTGACATGATATTAAGTTTTTATATTAACCAATATGTCGTGTCTTTGAAATCTTCCAATGCCTTGTAATCGGCGTGCGTAATCTTATGTATAGTCACTTTTTGAATGTCTACATCATAAGGATATTCTACATCCTGTGATTCTCTTATAAAGAGTCCACATTTGTGTAGCGAGCAACATACCAAAATGTCTTTATGGGTTTCATCGCTGATTCCCTCGTACATAATGATATGTGGCGTGTAACCGCGTAATCCGTTCTGTGTTGCCTTGTGGACAAAGAAACAGCCGTTATCAGTACCAAATAAGGCAAAGATAACTCCTTTATGCGGTAGCTCTTTTTCATAACATACAGGACAAAACCATGTTCTGCACATTACCCTTACTTTTTCTTTCATGTTAAATAATGTTTAGATAACAACCTAAATTCCACAATGCGTGTGATAGTATAGAGTATTTCAAACCGAAGTTTAAGTATACCCAAGCAAATGATAATCCGATACAGCATTGTATCAGAATGTTAGCCATAAATCCATTACCATGTTGTAGTCCAAAGATAATAGATGAACCAAGAGCAATAGCAACAATACTTTTCTTGTAGTAGTTTTTACCGATTGATAACGGTAAGTGTCTGTATAAAGTTTCTTCAACTATAGGTACGAACACAACACAAAGGAACAGGTTTTGAACATCGCATGACATAGATTCTAGAATATGTAAGAATACTACAACGAGTTTGACCCAACATAATTGTAATGCGTATATTAAACCTAATATAACTACCATTACCAATGTTTTTACTTTCATTTTATTCGTTTTTCAATGTACTTCATTACAAAATAGTGCATACCTACTGAACCAATTACTGACCCAATAAGGTACGTTATCATTAACTCTGGCTTATCAAAGTTCTGTGTTATTTTCCTGATTACAAGCAACCAGATACCATTTGAAAGGATTGAAGCGGTACTATGGTATAGAATACTGCTACTGTTTCTTGCTCGAGAAACTAACGTGAAACTTGCATTTTGCAATATCACTAATAATAACATTTTTAGTATTTCCATGATGTTCTTTTCTATTATTATACTACTGTAACAAAAAAAATGCAAGGATAATGACGATTTGTCACTACCCTTGCACCTATTAAGTAATCATTACATACAACATTTGGTGACCGTCTTTGTAGACAATACCGTTAGCGTGAGCATGTGCTCCTGGTCCTTTCATATATCTTTGATTTAAGATACTATTAGTACCAACACTAATTGCATTAGCTTGTCGTTCAGGTTTATGAGTATGTCCTGACATTTGTTGAAAGTTTTGTCTGTCAAATTGAGAAACAGAACCTTTACTACCTGATACACCTAAGTGACCATGAGAACCAATGTTTACACCAGCTACTCTAAATTCATCATTCTCTAAAAGAAACTGCATATTTTTCGGTAAAGGACCGATATGCGATAGTGCTATTTCTAACACTGGCTTTTTCTCTTTTAGAACTTCGGGAATAATAGTAGCTACGAACAAGAAGTTTTGCGGATTGTACATGAAATCACCTGAATCAATATATCTTCGTAAGAAAACATCATGATTACTTTCTGGAATAATAAACTTAATCTTAGGAAACTCCTTAGACATATCCCATAAATGTTTGTGAACCATTCTTAATTCTTTATCAAGGGAATCTTTCTTTAACTGAAAGTTCTTTAATTTAGAAATGAACGATTTACTTTCGTGGTGATTAACACTTGAACCATCAAAAACATCGTGTAATGCGACATACTCTGGTTTCATGTCTCGCAACTGTTCCAGTGACAACGCATAAGCTTTCTTATCAAGAATACCTATGTGTAAGTCTCCTAGCACAATCGCTTTTGGTGATACCTTAGTCATTTTGCCTTTGTTGTAAAATTCATTTAAGTAATGAAAGTTACCATTCTTTTGGCAATCAACTTGCATGGCATGAAAGATACGGTTATCGACTACTTTAACATAGACGAAACCAAACTGATGTTGCTCACTTGCTTTCTGACCTAGATTGGTATTCAGCTTATAAGCTCCCTCAGTAATCGCACCTGTTGAGATTAATGCTCTTGGGTGATGTGATAAGTTAGATAGCGTTTCGTATCGTAACTTCGTAGCTGGTAGAATGTGTGAACACTCACGTGGCAATTTTGAAGACAGTCCGTGAAACGGGCGTATCTTCTGAGCTTGAACAGACATATTACGAAGACGTAAGTTTGAATTGAGTGTCTTATTTTCAACAATGGAAAATCCAGCGTTAAATATAGCAGGGTCAATTATCTCGTCATCTTTGTATTTACCGTTCATAATGAACACAAGTAATCCGTCATCTTCTATACCATGTACCTTTTGAAAGGTTTTAATATTGGCGATGAGATTCTTGTTAGCCTTAGCACTCTTTTGTGCTGTTGTAATAATGTATTTCATTGTTATTATTTTTTCATGGTTATACAGATTTACTGTATTATACCATGAACGCGGTTTAATAATAAGCTATGCTCTTTTTATGACTCTCAATGACATTTTTGTCAACAACCTGCACTTTTTGCATGTTGCGAATGGTCGTAGACTCGCAACTAATGTTTCTTCACAGAAGTAACATGGTTTTGTTTTTTCGATTGGTATATACTTATCACCAATTATTACATATCCTTCTTTTTCTTGAAGAAAGTTTATATTACTTTTTTCGCTTAGCTTTTGCTTTAGTAACTGATTTTGCTGCAACTGTTGGTTTGTTAGCTGGGACATGTGGTACTTGTTCAATTTTGATATCTGGTGTGATATCTACTTTAAGAATCTTAGCTAGTAAGTTAACTAAATCTACTTTCCATTTTGCAGCTTGAGAGCGTACGATTGGTGTTAATCGAATCTTCTCAGCTTCTAATACTTTTGTTAATTGTTCTACGATTGGGTTAGTCATATGTTTGTTTGGTATTGTTACGCTCCTCTTCGTGAATAATACCGAAGACATTGAAGAGGATTGCGGATAAATGGTCTTCGTTGGTTTCTATTGTACCACCTTCATATTTATTTGCAAGATACTTTTGCAGGTGTCTGACAAGAGATTGTTCATATGATTCAATTGGAATTCCTTTTTTGAAGTTCCCTTCACCATACGTTTTCTTCTTTCTAGTCATGTACTCTGCATAGCGCTTCATTGCTGTCCATGAGATAGTCTCGATGTAATCCTCTTTGCCATTTTGAGAGTCTCGAATCGCACCTGATGCGAATGTTGTAATGTCTGTATTCATACTTATTCTTTAGTTATTTGGTTGATAATGATTTGTGTGGAATTATATTGAAGTTTTCTACGCTATCAATAGAGTCAGATTTTATACCCACCCATAACATTCCATCTTCATATTTTAAGCCGTCAATATTCATACAAGTTCGACCTATCCTTTCTCGTTCATCTTCCCTTGCTTTCTGTTCTGCGAGTTTGATTTCTGATTTGATGATAACTTCAATCCTGTCAAATAGGTCTTTAATATCATATGTTCCATCTATTACCACATTATTATCTCCACTGGACCAAGATGCGTAGTTCCAATCATTTTTATCTGGGAATGTAACCAGAAACTCGTTTTTTAATCGTTCCTCTACTGTTGATTGTGTCATAGCTTTTTGTTCTTCTGTTGCTTTTCTACCAACTTCAAGCATAAGTTCTTCATTTTTTAATGCGTCATGTAGTTTGTTCATAGGTTCAAAATCGTGTTTACCATAATTGTTTCTATAAACATTGCAATTATTATAACCATTGATTTCTAAGTTACTCATTCCACAGCGTATACAAAATTGTTCTGTTTTCATACTCAATGTTAGTTAATCTTATAATGTTTTGATGTGCCTGTGGGGAACAAGGATTTACACCTTCGCTATATACTGGATATGTCGTAGTAGCTACAATACTCAATCCATTCAAGACGGCTGCTCTTTCAAAATGTTGGCATCCCCCAGAGACACACCAATGTTTACATACAGTACCTGTGGGAATAGACATATGCCTTATCCATTAGACGACTACCATTTACTTTCAGTTTGCAACCTTAATAGCAAATGTATTGTAGCCAGGAATCGAACCTGAATATATGCCGAGTATATTTCATCCCTTATACTCCCACCGATACTCTATGTTTTATTTAATTGTCATACAGTACCAGATACAGCGGGCAAGGTTCGATACTTGCAAATAATCATTACTGGGTTCGAACCAGTATCATACATTTTTCAGGTGTATAATCTTTCCATTTTTAGAAGAAATGATTTTCTATAATTTGTTTTCATGCCTTACTCACAAACTTTGTAATGTCTCTGTTCCATCACCGCTGTGTTCTGATACTCTATGTGTGTTTTAAAAATCTTTTGGTTTAATTGGTATTACTTTTGATTTACCACATTTTTGACATACCATTAGCGTTTCCATAAGATTCATAGATATAATTTCTATATTATTTTTGTGACCGAATATAAAGCAGATAATTCTTTTCATATAATCTTATTAGTTACCTGATAATGCTATTCTTTATCCTGACTTGCAGGTGTTAGCTTATTAATAGCTTCTATACTTTCGTTGATTTTTAGTGCAAGTAGAACTATTTTATCAAGAGTAAATTGCTCATTACCTTTCCATAATTCTTTTATATCTATTTTATTTATCATATTATTCCTTTAGTGTTACTGATAATTCCCAATATCCATTGTTGTCTCCTGCTCCTTTGTATTCAATTCGTTTCCAAGTAGGTTTGATATTCTTTTTTGATAGTTCCTTATTTACATCACTTTCTGCGATGTAAACCTCATTGTTAACAGTTATCTTTTTCATAATTAAATTAAATAATTAAATAATAATTTGCACTATACACCGCACCAGAATAGGACAGGCAAGATTTGACGAGAAACAGTTTACTCAAACCTTTTCATTCTGATTGATTACAGACTTGGTAGGTTAATGAGATGTTTTACTCGTATAGTCACTTGCACATTCAGAAAGAAGGATAATCTTTTTCATTTCTGACGCTTTCACCTACTGTCTACCGATGAGTATAATAAATCATACTCGTAGGACAGGGTTTCCTTCTTTACACTGATTTATTCAGCCACTGCCCTGTTCTGATGCTGTGTTTTTGTTTAATTTAATCGTTTTTTTCATACACTTTTATTTTTATAAGCCCCTCGGCTTTAATAAGTTCTTTTAATCGTTCAAGTCCTTTTTTACCAGTAGTCCATTCAAACAACTCTTCACGCCTGGGACAATATGCTGTTACTTTGTAAGTCATATGGCTATGGTGTTACACCTTTCTCGCAAGCTCTAAAACCTTCATCGTAACCGTCATCTAAACCTTTTTGATACGCCTGTTCCCTTGTTTCTCTGATGAAGTCTAGTAATTCTTTCTTAGCGTATCTTTCCCAGTTACCTTCTAGGTCATCCTCTATCTCATCTAACTTGTCTTGTATGTATGTGTTAGTCATAATGTTATAAATAAATCAAATGAAAGCCATGCGAGACAGATAGTCTTAAGGCTTCGGTCAATTTGGATGACAGGTAGTATGTTTATGCGTCTCCAATTTCTATCATAACCGAAACTTGCAAGTGATTTTTCTGTTATTTTAAATAAATGTATCTTCATGTTTGTTCTGTTGCTGCCACTAGACCTTAGAACCAGATAGTCGTTCCCTATCACCACAACATGATGATAGTTATCGAGTAACCCAGTAGAGCTAAGTTTCCAGTGGTAGCAACAGAAATTATAAGTTGCTGATAAATTGTTTGTACGCTTCACTAATTTCGTGAGCTGTACGTATGATATCCTCTTCCATGTTATCTACTTCACGAGTATCGAATTCACGGTAGAAAGTTAATATTTTTCCTGTTAGTTCAACTTTTTTCTCATTAGTATCCCATATACCATCTGACTCAACCTCTCTTGTCTCAATCCAATCTAGGTGGCAATGAGTAGGCATGATACCAGTCAGTGCTCGTAGTGCTACGGCATAGAACAGTAACTGTCCATGTTTTTGCACTTTTGATTGTGTCCAAGCAATTTTACCGGTTTTATATTCACGGAAGATATGATTTACAGGGTCGTATGAATCAATGTAGGAAAGTAGTGGAACACCGTTGACCGAGACCTCGACTTTGTATTCCGGTATTTCGTATACCGTTAAGTGTGGTAGTGTTCCGATATAACTTCCATCTTCAATTGATGTTGCGATGTTTTTTCCGAACTGTAGATATTTCGTGTCAAGCGAATCACCATTCGCAAAGTACTGACGCATGAAGCGTTCCTTACTTTGTTTCCATAACGATAGCGCAGACCAAGACAGGTGGGATTTTGGTAGAAGGAGTTGCATGGTTACATTGCTAATAGTTTAGTAATCTCGTCTTGTGTTAATTTCTTTGATACTTTGATTTGTTCTTGTACTGCTAATTTTGCTTCAGGTGATTTTGCTGATGTCAATGCATTTTTTGCAGTGATGAATCCTACACTTTCAACTGGTGCTGTTGGTGCTACTGGAATGTTTTTGATATTATCACAGAAGTTGTGATATTTAACAAACATTTCATCAATCTTTGGCATGATAAGTTTTTCTATATCATCAAATGTTACATCATTTACAGTTATTTCTGGTTGGATATTTGCATATGCTCCAGTTGGAATAGTTGCTTTTATAGTAAATGATGAAATCATTGGAAAGGCATTTGCTACAGTTACCTCAGCTGTTGTGGTTGTTTTTTTCTTCATAACGGGTACGAATATAAATATTCGTTTATGTTTAGAATTTTGCAGGCGTAAAGCGTAGTGACTCTGATTCAGAGAATGACGCTTCACCAGTTTGTTCTGCTTTAGCTTGTAATGTTTTGTATGCTTCTTTAGCATCTTCAACGTATCCAGGATATGTCCATGATTTCAATTTTGAAATAGTGAACTTACCTAATCCTGTTTCTACTTTGTCGATACCTTGAGCAATGAAGTCTTGTACAATCTGTACTTTGAGTTCGTCTTTTTGATTAGTTAATACTTTGATTTGAGCGTCAACTAATGCATATTTTTCCATGAGTTCGTTATTCATTGTCAGTGTCTTCGTCTAGTTCTGATAATGCATCTTCGAATTCTGAGTCGTCAACAGTTAGTTCATCTAACTCATCTGTAAGGTAATTACTTGTTGATTCTAGGTGGTCTACATATTCATCTTTAATTGGTTCCATATTCATCTACCATTTTTCGTAGCATCTCTGCTTCTGAAATGTTTTGTTTATTTGCGACCTCTAATAATTTTGCTTTCTGCTGTTCGTTGAATCGTGCTGCGAACGATATCATCTTTTTTGCGTATCGTATATTTGCCATAACATGTATGAGAATGAAATTCTCATTTCGGTTTATTATTTACTATTAAATCAAACTCATCGTCTGATACTGAAACAATATACCAATAACATATTGCAGTCAATATCACTTTCTATTTAGTTGGGGATAACTCAATAACGAGGTCTGCAATTTCACATGCTTTGTTAAAATAGAGTGATTTTTTAAGGCTATTTTCCTTCTCATTGACAAAATTGAAAATAGTTATCATAACGAATGTTCGGTGTTGACTGTAATAAATCACTACATAACCGTACAGTGCCTGTGTTGAAATCATATCGAATGGTTTCTCACGAATATCTAAATCAGAAAGTTTCCAAACAAAACCACCAGACTGAACGGCTAGTAATCCTTCAATTTGGTGGTCTTTTACTTCATTGAAGTTTATGTAATCCTTGGTTGTTTGTTTCAATTCAAAAGCTCCGTAAAGTTTCAGTTCACGAACGTATCGTCCCCATATTACCTGCGCTTTTGCTTCTCGTTTAATCATAACTATTTTTTATTAAATCCAATCTTTTTATCTACGGTGTGTACATATGATTGGTCTTTATAAATTTCTACAATACTGGAATTCTTTTCATTTTTCATTGCTTGTTTTATATCTTTAGCAATAACTTCTTTTCTTATGAAGTATTTATTCATACAATTTTTCCTGAAAGTCCATTCCAGACATTACGGTTTTATGGCATTTTTCGTCAACACCATCTCTAATAATTAAGTGTATATACAAATTCTTCTTGAGGCTATTTGCTCGTAGAATTCTTCCTTTCCCTTGCTCTATATCTCTTGCTAGATAACTCTTTGATGCAAATATACAACAAGGAAAATCTGGAAGTTCATAACCTGATGACACACTTGATTGCGCTACAACAATACATTTGTCTAAACTATTTGCTGTTGCAATAACTTCTTCTCGTTTCTTTGTTTCTCCAGTAAGTGTTAGCACTTTATATCCTTCATCTTCTAGGGTATTTTTTATTGCATTAATTTGACCTTTATAGTTTGCAAATATCAATAACTTATCAAACTCTAGCGCTCGTTCAAGTATGTATGGAATCTTTTCGTTATCAAAATATTTAGTATCTCGTTTCATTGATATTGTTTTTGTTCCAGTAACTGTTGGTTTATCATAATAGAGTATTCCATTTTCAATTACTCGGCATTTACCAATAACTGCCATCTTGTCTGGTTCACTCATTCTTATTTCGGTGATTGCTTTTTTTTGTTCAGTAGTTAGTTCAAAATACTTTTCAATTTCTGTTTGTTCTGGTACATCAAACCAATCCTGCAATCTTCCTGTTATTGCTCCGAGTTTCTTGAATGACCTTGCAAGTCGTTCCTTAATCTTATCCCCCTTCTTTGGTACCCACATGGTTCTGAATCCCATACGAATTGGTGAGTAATAGATATCCCGGAACTCGTAGAAGTTCCACTTATATCCCATAAGTGTTGCGAGAGCCCATAGGTTCATTGGTTTACTGATAGGTGTCGCTGATGTCGGATAGAATCGTTTCGGTGGATGTTTTTGAAAGAATCTATACAGCGCTTCAAATAATTGAGAGCTCTTAGGTACCATCTCTCCATTTCTTTTTACTGTATCTGGGTAGACTCCTAACGTGTAGTGCACTTCATCTATGATGATAGTATCGTAATATCCAAGCGTTTCCCAAACTTTTTTGAATTCTTCTTTTGACAGTACTTTTATCTCTTTGTCAATTCCAAACTTCTCCGCGTTCTCTTCCCATGTTTTATCGAGCTTCTGTTGTTTCGGTACAATGATTAACGTCTTTCCTTCTGCAAGCTCAAGACATAGACGAGTCTTTCCACCACCAACACCAAGTGCTATTGGAGCAATCTTTGGGTCGTTATCAATTACTTCTTGTTGATGTTGGTATAGTGGTAGCATAACGTATGCAAAGTATTACTTTGCGATTGTTTACATAGTCTCCTCCTCAGTATTCTTCTTTGGATTAAACCATTTGTATACTCTCATATTACCTCGAACCACTCTTCGTTTTTCCAAACCAAGACCATTATGTAATATGTTTGATAAGTTCATTTCCTCGTATTTAGTCATTGCTCGTCCTCCAGTGAATCCACCATTGAATACGCCAGCATGGATTTCATATGTTGATAGACCATCAATGTACTGAAGTCTATCTTCTTGGTCGTAGTACCATTCAGCAACTCGGTCAGTGTTTGGGTCTTGAATCATACGAGCATCCTGTTGTTTCTTTGTTTCTTCTTCTGGGAACTCATATATTGTTTCCTCGTCTACGATTACTCGTTGATAGGTTTCTGCGAATAATTGGTCTCGATTTGCTCGCAACCAATCAGTATCCGCTTGAGGTAGCTCAACTCGTATTGGGAGCCAACGTCTGTTTCCTGTTTCATCTTTCAAATATTCAGTCTGGTTTGTTGTCATTGCAAATACACAACGTCTTGGAAAATCTTTACTAACTCTTTCGTAGGGTGGTCTGTATTTGTCTGATTGCGTTGTGATTATTGCTTTCATTTTCTTCACCTCAGTTCGTGATAATGTCTCACCTTCGGAGAACTCAATAATTGCTTTCCCTGCGAACTGCATGAAGAAGTCTTTGTTGTCGGTACTCATAGTAGTTTCAACGTGCCAATCACCACCTAACACTGCGAGTGATGTAGATTTTCGTGCTCCCTGTTCTCCTTCGAGAACCAGTACATAGTCGAACTTACACCCCGGGTACACCAATCGCTTCACCATTCCTTTCATCCAGTTACTTGCTACTGCTCTATGGTATTCATCATCTGGTACTCCGTATGTATATCGCAACCAATTATCCAGTCTCGGTATTCCATCCCATTGTATTGATTTAATGTAATCAACTGCTGAATCGTATTTATTCTCCTGACATACTAATTGTATTGCATCGTACACCATTCCTTTTGTAACCTTCTGAAAGTATTCGAACATTGTTGATATCTCAGTCATTACATTTATAGCATCAATATCATCGAGCATTCTCCACTGTGTGCGTGGTGCTGGTTGTACTGCCCATTTGTCGGTATCGCATATCTCGTACACATTCTTGAAGGTGTCATACCGGAATCTACCAACGAACTGCGGATGTTTCCGTAGTACCCGGCACATATTCTCTGTGTTAACTGTGTAAATAATCCTTCCCTTACCAAAGTCCTGATACAGTAAATCCATCTCAACAGCTATGATATCCATTATCTCCTCCCCATCCTCGTTCTCTGTAACCGTTACTGTTTCTACTGTATCCGTAAGAACCTCTCTAGGTGTGTACACATCAGTGGTGTTGTCAATCGCATGGTTGATACTTCTATCTCGGTAGTCTTGTCGTTGCTGGGTCTTTGCTCGTTGCCCAATTGGTGATGCGAGCCATATCCGTTCCATTTGATGGTTATCTCTTCCGGTCCAGAATGCAAGGTGTGATAGTAGTGCCATATCAGCATTCGAATCATCATCGTTGTATTTTGATGTATCTCCATTGTATAATTGTTCTATCTCTTTTCCATTTTTCGCTTGGAACATTTTGTCGAGGACTTCTTGGTCTTCGAGTGACTGATGTTTGATTGTTTTGACTGTAGTAGTTTGTCGATTTTGCTCTTTATCAACACCCCATGTAATACCATATCCTGTTGTAGATAGTATCTCCATAGCTTCTTTAACTGTGACAGTCCTAACTCCTTTTTTGCTTTTAGTGTTGCCAGTAAAGGTAAAATATCTTCCCGTTGTATATAATTCATATGGTGCTTTTTTGTTAGAGTGTAATGTTAATCCTTCATCATTGCTGATTTTTAGGAACATATGCAATCCATCTCCAGATGGTGAAACTTCTGTATATGTATTTGCACTTTTAATAAACTCGTTGATTTCATCAGCAAGTGGGTGGTCAACCTTCCCGTCTATTAAACAGTGGTCGATATCTATTCCTAGAAGTTTCTTATCTGGTGTGAATATAATCCCAACCCTATCTTTGTATGGTAGGTTGTCGAACGTTTTCCATGTATTGGGGTCAGTGGACGAACCTATTGGTACTTTTGTATTCTTACCATCTTTGTTCACAAGGTTCCAGTTTACCCATCGTGATTCATTTCCAAATTCTTCTATGAGCTTATTGGTCGCGGTCATCATAGTGGTTATTGTTAGGTTGTTAAATTACAGTAAACAAAAGACAAGACAAACTGGAAAGGCACCGCTAAGAGCCTGTTTTTTATCTTGTCTTTTATGTACTGTAATGCGGTTTTTTCCCATGTCGATATAATATCACATAACAAAAAAACATACAAGTCTCGATTGTATGTTTTAATGAATATGACTACGGGTGTCAATAGGCATCAGTAAACTAAAGTTTACTGGGCACTACTGTCAACTTTCTCATCTTTAAGAACTTCATATAGTTCTTTTAGGAACTCATCTTTGAATTTCTTTTCAATGAAGTCATTGAATAATTGTTTTCCTTCACATGTTAGTTCCTTATCAATAGTAAGGATACCATGTTTTATTAATGTTTTTTCTGGTTCACCAGTCATTAACATTTTGATTTTGTTTTTGATTGACATATATTTGTGGTTATAAGTTTTAATAAATTCGCTACATAAGTCTTGTCCAAATACTATAGGGAGTCCACTATATCCAGTACTTGCATACATAAATTCTCCAGTTGGTTCTGCAGGTTCAAGTGTTGACATTTCTTCGATTGGTTCTGTTTTAAATGATTTATCCCAGTTCCACCAACTATTCTGAGCACCTCCTCCTTCATTATCATCTCGTTCTATCGCCCAACAAGTTTTTAGTAATTCTGATTGTCCTTGGAATATACCAGTGAATGGTTCGACTCCTTATGCATAACATTTAACTCGTGTACCAATTGGGAATGGAAGTTGTGGTGATACTTCATCTTCTGTAAACCATCGTTTTAAATTGTTACTATGCATTAATACTTCATAATATGGAAGTGAAGTATCACCGTTGTCGATGTATGTTATTTTACCTGATTCGTTATGATAACATATATCACTAACTTTTACTTTGTCTCCGACCTTGTATTTCATATATTTGTTTGGTTAATTTTAATTCATAGGCATTCGTTAAGCTATCGCTTAACGGGGCACTAAAATGGCAAGTCTTCCTCATCAATGAGTACTGCATCAGTTTCAACTTGAGCGAGTTCTTCACTACTGTTCATAGCTTTTTCGTATGCTTCGATTGTTGCTGGTGTTGACTGCATTGTTGTGTTAACCATTTCTTCAAGGAATTTCAATTGTTTGGTGTCATCCCAGGTTTCTACTCCTTTCACGGTGATAAGTTCCATTTGGGGAAGACCATTTGGTGCTTCCTTGTTGTAGAATGGTTCAACCTTGATTCCGTTCTGATACACGGTGATTGTTGAAATCTTCTTACCGTCAATCTCCCCTGAGAATGGACTGATAGTAACTTCGTTTGTTAGGTCGATATTTGGTAGTTTCTTTAATAGGGCTTTTGCGAATGAACTACTGTACCCTAGTTGTAGGGTCCAAATTGACTCGTCATGGGCTTTGAAATCAATTTCCCAGTTCTTACCATATGGTGAGTCTGAGGTCGTAATTGAGTCGATTTTACCAGTGAAACTGTCATGTTTTACCTCGTGGACTACTTTACCAATCTTGTTGGTTCGAGTAATTGCATTCGGTGTTCCTTCTGGTACACGGATAGTTAGTTTACCTTCAACGATATTGAAGTAATTTTTTAGTGGTTTTCTGTCGTTAAACATATGATTTGGCACCGGAGTGCGTTATTGGTTAATATTAGGCATCCATAAACCTAACGGTTTACGGGGCTCTATACACCATGACGGCGAAATAATGATGTACACGAGTAATGTATCACAGTGGTGTGGTGGAAGTCAAGTTTTTACACCATATTAGAATATATGTTTGGAATGACTAAAAATATAGAATGACTAAAATTACTTTGTAATTCTAGTCATTATTATACATATTTGTTTGAGTTATGTCAAATTTATGAGTGATTTTAGGGTTCATAGTGATGTTGTTTTGTGCCTAACCTCTGGTGGCAGGTTAGGCACGGGAAATAACCTTTATAATCAATGGGTTTTTGGGATATTGTTGGTTCGTGCCTAACCTGCCTAACCTTTTTCCCAAACTTTTGTAGAATGGACGTTTTGAGAATTGGTGTGGTATAATGTTGTAGTGGTTTTTACCTGTTTTTCGTTTCTAAATATGTTTTAAGGAAATAGGTTAGGTGAGGTTAGGCATTGACAAATAAGCATTGTGGCATAAGGCTAAAAGTCGTGCCTAACCTATCAAAAGGAGGTTGGGTGAGGTTGGGCTAGGTTAGGCAGAAATGGGTAAAAATGACCGATTTTGTGCGTTTCACACCATATTAGAAGCAAAGTGATATAATGTCGTAAAATAATTTTTCAAAGTGATATCACCAAAAAATGAAAATCAAAATAGTATCGGTTTGAAATGGTAAATATTTGACTTTTATTTCATTTATGTTGTAATGTATAAAATAGATTGAATATGTATTACACCATAAAAATAAGTATACTGTCAATAGTATACTTGCTATATTTTAATATTTATGTTCTAACGATTTTACCTATTGCATGATTTTATTGATAGTGATATTATGTTGGTAATGAGACGGCGAAACGACTCAGGAACATATACATATCAATTGTGGTTCTGATACTAGTATATCAGGTGACTATAATACGATACAGTATATTTATTATAATTTTTTTAATTTTTATAGCTTTATGGAAACAATCAATTACAATGAACTCGCTAGACGAGTCGGAGATATGGTTTTAATGAACGAAATAGCAAAAGTAGACTTTTCTATTTTTGAAAATGTAGAAAATGGCGACCTATACGAAACAGACCTAGAAACAGGAGAACAACACGACTATGCAAAAGACTTGTACCAATTCTATGCAATTACAAGTGGTGGAGCTGATTATCTAAAAGACAAAACAGATGAGATTGTATTTTATAGCGATTTACTTGATACATACTTTTGGTGCATTACTCATTTTGGTACACCATGGAGCGGAGTTAATGTAACCTTAAAAGATACAATAAATGAAAACTAACTACCCACAGGACATAATACTAGCATTTGTACTGGTAGCAATACCGTTACTCTTATGCTTTGGAATTGACTTTATTATTAATCTATTTACTAAATAACTATGAACACTTTTTTCATAGCAAACAATAAAACAAGAATAGCTACTATTTATGAAACAGATAAGCAGCGACAAGAAGTTATACAATCTCTTAATTTCAATGATTACGATATTGCAATATCTTGTGAAGATACGCAACACGCGCTTGAACTGCGCAAAAAGGGCGATTATCAGTTAACGCACATAAGCGACTTTCAATGCTAATTATATGCAAGTTAGTCTTTACAAGTAATTATTATGTGTTATAGTATAGCTTTACGAAGTTACACACATTATCCACATAATTATCCACATATTTATGAACATAAACGATAAAATTAAAAAGATAGGTTTTAAAGATAGGTTTATTGCTAATAATGAACTATTTACAATGAGTCATTATGATATGCAAGGTCATCAGATTATTTACAGTGGAAACAAAGGAACAACACTTGAAATAAGTACAATCATATCCAGATATGATGAGAATGGTAAATTTAATAAAAAATGCCTTGATTGGCTTGTAATCGAAACATACTAATTATATGAAATACAAAACCAGAAAAGACATAAAAGAACTTCCAACAAAACAAGAAATTGACTTAATGCAACAATACGGTCAAAAGATTGATAATTGTTGCCTTGACTGTAAAAAGCCTCTTTATTATTTTAATCAATGCGATAACTGCTACTCAAACATGATAGCAAGCGCAAAAATACAATAAACATTATATGAAAACATTTTTCGAATCATACTATGCAACTGATACAGTATCAATTGACCAACTAAAAGCATTTATTGACAACAAAATAAAAGCCAATGATTATATTGGTTTGTCAAGCAAGTATCAAAACAATATCCATGACTTTGGCGATTATGCAACTGTTGACCTATATATCAACATGATTGAACCTGATTGGGATACTGACAATGACGACAACATGGACGAGCTAAATGAATATGATATGCTCACCGAACAAGCTAAGCAATTATCGGAAGCAGTTAGTCAATACCTATATGATTCTAACTAATTCAATGAAGTATTGGGACATTAAAGCACGCAACACAGGTACAAAACTTTTCCTTGAGTATCGCAACAAAATAACCGGTGATATTGATACAGTAATAAAACCACTCCAGGAAGTCATGCTTGAAAACATACCAAGCTATAAAGAACCTACACAATAGGTTTTTTATTTTGTCAAGGCCACGCTTGACAAGGCATTAATTATATGAGCTACACTATTGGCGACCTGTCAAGACCATGCACAAGGCGACCTGTCAAGGGCGACCCTGCGGTTTGTTGTTTTGTATTTGTATTGTATGCGATAGCATACATACATATAGTGTTGTTTATCAATATTTGTATTAGGTTGTATTTGTATGGTTGTTATGTAGTAGGTAGGGGGGGGTACCTCACTTTTAGGAATATTTATTTTGAATTATTTAGGGTTCTACAAAAATATATTTCTCGATTTTACAAACCAATATCATTTTCAATAATTACAAAAAAATATTTCAACCATTTTACAAACTAACATCACTTTACATTCTCCAACAAGTATTGCAAAAACAATTTTACTATGATATAATACGCAATATGGAACCAGAACTAAACAACACAACCAAAGAACTTACTAAGGAAGAACGCCGCGCAATATACGACATGAACGTATATGGTGTGGATAGAAATGATAAAGCTCGTTACTGGAAACCAAAATGGTCATCACCAGAAGAACTGGCTCAAAAGATTGGAGCATATTTTAACAAGTGTGACCAAGAAGAAGAACCATACCTTATTACAGGTCTTGCACTAGCACTTGACACAAATAGAATGACATTGCTTAATTGGCAACGAATGGAACAAGACCGTGGAACAGAGTTTGCATCACTACCGAAAGAGGATATTATTGAAATGTCTAACTTAATTAAGTATGCAAAAGCAAAATGTGAACATTACGGCGCAAAAGGACTCATTAAAGGGACAATCAACCCAGCAGCAGCGATATTCAACCTTAAATCAAACTACAAATGGATTGATAAAAGTGAACTGGATATTACCTCAGGAAATAACCCACTAGACAATACAAGAAGTATCAACATTGTTATGCCGGAGAGTATGTTAGGAATTGAAGAGTCAGCAGAGGAAACAATCACGGAATAATATTCCGTACCAACAATCGCAGAAGTAAACTTCTGCATACGTTATGAATATCAAACCACAGCCAAAACAAGCACAAGCGTGGATGAAGCTTTTAGACAAAACCACGAAGTATGTGGTTTTTGGTGGTGCAGCAGGAGGAGGAAAGACCTGGCTCGGTTGCGAATGGCTATTATCAATGTGTTTAACACATCCAGGTTCAAAATGGTTCATTGGGCGTTCGGAGCTCAAAAGAATCATGATGTCAGTGATTCCATCTATGCGAAAGGTATGTATATACCACGATTTAAAGTTCGAGGACGTGATGACAATCAATGGGCAATACAACTACATACAGTTTACAAATGGAAGTCGTATAGACTTGCTCGATTTGAAATCAACACCAACAGACCCACTGTTCGAACGATTCGGGTCACTCGAATTCTCAGGAGGATGGATTGAGGAAGCCGGAGAGGTGGATAACAGGGCATTCGAAATTCTAAAGTCTCGTATCGGACGACATATGAGTGACGAGATTAAGCCAAAGATTCTCATTACATGTAACCCGAAGAAGAACTGGTTGTACTACGACTTCTACTTACCAAATAAGGAAGGACGACTACAAACAAACTGTGCGTTTATTGAAGCAAAGTTCTCAGATAACGAATTCACAAGGGTAGTATACGGAGAACAGTTGGCGGACCTTAAGGATATGATTCAACGACAGCGTTTGGAGCATGGAGTATGGGAATATGATGATGATGGAAGTGCGCTGCTTAACTTCGATGAGGTACTATCAGTGTTTGATGGTGAAGGAGAGAAGAATGGAATCAAGTATATGACAATTGACCCAGCATTTCTCGGAAAAGATATGGCGGTTATCATGATATGGGACGGATTTGTGGTGATTAAGACAGTGGTAATACCAAAAACAGACCACAGTACGCTGATTCAATTGATTGATATGCTTGCAAGACAAGAAGATGTATCAAAACGTAATATTGTAGCAGATGCAGCAGGAGAAGGTGCGTATTTACCAAGTGTTATTCCTGGAATACGAGGGTTTCTCGGAGGTTCATCAGCACTACAGGACAAGAACGCTAAATATGATGAGCTGAAGAGGGCGTTCTATGCTAACCTGCGAACACAGTGTATCTACGAAGCGGCGTACCACATCAAACTTGGGAAACTAAAGGTAGAGAATTACACCGAAGAAGTTAAAAAGAATATCATTGCGGAATTACAATTATGGAAGGTTGAGGAGATTACTGATGAAAAGAAACTGAAGATTATTGGTAAGGATGAAATGAAAGATGCTTTGGGTGGTAAATCTACTGATTACACTGATGCATTGTACATGAGAATGTTCTTTGAACTCAATGGAGACAAGAGTGGAATGAAGCCAGAAGCAGCACGGAAGCAAATGATGATGAATGAACAGAGACAATTCAATAAATGGGGAATATAAACCTTGCATTATTATTGTGAGTATGGTATAATTCAAACTATCTATGGATAATAAACTCAACAGTCTATACGACACTAAAACTCGAGGGGCGGAAGCACCAGATTATTCTCAAAATGAGATGATGTATCGTAGCGACATACTCAACAAGCTACAAATGTCTTATAAAACTCGTGAACAGCCACACCAAGAGTTAAATGACAAAAGCTACTCAGAGTACTACCTTATCAACCGACAACAAGACATGGCATACAACCCACCTAAAAAGAATCCAAGTGATTCTCGAGTTGTAACAGGAGTCATTCATGAAAAAGACACCACTGTGCAGGAGATTATTAGTTCAATGAACTTGCAACCACAAGTTTGCTTCTATGATGAAGATAATCCTGACTATGCAGACATTGCGAACTTCCTAACAGCGAAATTGAAGAACTCATTCGAGAAAGAAGGATTCGATGCGAAGTCTCCAGAATACATTCGTATTAATATATCACAAGGAAACGTATTCGTCCTTGAACAACGGACAAAACTATACGACACAAAAAAGATTCCCGTTAAAAATGTAGACCCATTCAAAATGAAATGGAATACAGAAGTTAAACAGATGGATGAAATTTGTGAATCAGTAGCAATCCCGAACACTGCAGTATTTCTAGCGAATATCCAGGAATCAGATATTAAAAAACAACCATATCTATTCGTTGTAATGCATGTACCAACTGTTGATGCAGCTCGAGTATACAAAGACTTCCCACGATGGAAATTTGTACCAAAAACTCCAACACGAACAGTACCAGCTAACTCAGATGGTTTATGGGGTGATTACTACTTGAAACAACCACAACAGGACTACACTGAAATCATTATCTATCAAAACAAACCAAGTAACGAATATCAAATCTTTGTAAACGGAGTAATGATGCTACCTATTAGTGAATACAACGGAGCAGTTGATGGATTTCCATTAACTTACTTCTCACCATCAGGTGAATATACACTTATCCAAGGAGCTAATGAACGAATTCCGTTCTTTGCATATGCTAAATCACTTCCAACAAAAAACGAAGTGAAAGAAGAAATTGCAAACGAATTCTTGCGTATCGCAACACACAAGTTTCGATACTCAGCGTTTCCATCTATTGGAAACAACTCAGATAAGATTCTTCCTGCAAGTATCTGGGACCCATCAGTGGTTATTCCAGACTTAGCAGATACAGATTTCTCAATCTTAAACCCAGAAGGTAAACTTACACAAGCTGATTTTTCTTTCTACAACTTAATCATGCAGTCGATTGATGATACATCAGTATCTAAATCACTTGAAGGTTCAGGGGACGGAATGGGAACAGCAACTGTGTATCTTGACCAGAAAAAGGAAAACTTAAAGAAACTAGGAGTTTCAATTGACGGATACATTAACTTCTTGAAAGACCTAGCATGGATTCGTTTAATGAACGAAGCATACTACCTCGAAGGAAAAGTTGACGAGTATTCACCAGAGGAAGGAAAGATTGTACAGAAATATGGTTCGTTTATTGACGAAGCGGTAAGTGAAGGAGATAGGACTAAAGTTAAATATAGTCTCGTTGACGAACTACCAGAAATGGACCCATATGAAATGTTTAAGAATGAGTTCAACAACCCAATGCAGACTCGAGAAATTTACGTTAAACCAAAAGACATAAAAGAATTCGTTGAAAAGATGAAAGATAAAATGTATATCAAGATTGTATCTGAACCAGAAGGACAGAACCAGTCACTACTTGGTGCATTATTCAACAATCTTACAGCATACTCTAATCTACTTGGAACACCTGTTCCTAATCTTAACACTGAATACATTGATAAGATTATTGATGAAAATTCAGGATTTGAAAAGAATAAGATATTCTTAAAGATACCTACACAACAAGCAACACAAATGACAAACCCTATGGGAATGCAAGGTGGACTTGAAGGAGTAGCAAGTCAAGCAGGAGTACCTGGTGTACCTCAAAAAGCTTCGAAAGCTAAACCACCAGCTAACAATATATTAGCTAACGCAGCATAACCACCATGTTTAAAAAAATCTTATCGTTCTTCAAGGAAGAACCACAACACAAAACGAGAGAGCGTTTGATAAAAGAACTAACAAGAGAGAATCTCAAGTTAGTTCCGGTAGATATTTACTATATAGATGACCCACTACTTTCAGTAGACCCTGATAAACGACTTGATTATCTTAAGAAGTTTTCAGAGGTAGTTGACGATAAAGATATTATGGAGAGATTCAAATATCTTGTGAACAAACAGGCTCGTCTAACATTACAACTATCTAAGGACAACCATGATACCACTATTGGTTCGTTAAATATTAACGGTATAGCTACTGTTAAAGATGACTTCGAGCGATTAGCATTATCATACAAAAAGGAGAATGTAGAAACTCCTGAATTTAATAAGTTTAATATAATATAACCACTATGCCTAAAACAATTATAGATGATAACGGTGATGAACTAGAAGTTTTCACAGCCGAAGAACTAGAAGCTCAAAAGGCTGAAATTGAGGAGCGTCACAAGAAAGAACTTGAAGACAAGGAAGCTCATGTTCAAGAGAAGTTAAGTCAGTTTAAAAATAAAGAGAACGGTATCGCAAATGCTGAATCTGAAGCAATGCAAAAAGCAGAAGAAGCAAAAGCTCTTGTTGAATCGTTACAGAACAAGATTTCTGAAACTGAAAAGAACAAGCAGGATACTATTAAGAATTTCTACATTCAACAAGTAACAGGAGGAGATGCAGAGCTATCTAAAAAATTGATGGATGCATATGAACTGATTAATATGCCTATTAACTCAGATGGAGATATTGCAAATAGAATTGCAATGGCATCAAAAATGATTGATATCAAAACAATAGAGATTCCATCATCACCATTTCCAATGGGTGGTATGGCTCCGCAATTTAATACAGCGCAAGACAATAAAAACGGTGTTGACCATGAAGCATGGAAAGCACAATTAGGATTATAATTTAACTAAAAACCATTATGGCTAAAAAAACTACAACTACAACAGGTGATGTTGAAATTGAAATCAATGCACCTGAAATTCAGAAAACTGAACAGGTTACATTCACTCCAGAACAGATGGAGGTTATTAGTAAGATGATTGCAAGTAAAACCGTTAAACAATCAGAGAACGAACCAATCTCCATGTACAATGTGCGAGACAAGAAAAAAATCGAAACAGTAAATGTTTCTCGATTTGATGGTAAGTTTGTTATTGCATTTAAAGACCAAAACAACGACCCGTACGAAGTAACACCAAAGTATTATGTTACAAAGCATGACTTGAATCGAAGACTTGCTGATGTACCATATATCACACTTATTTTGTCTGATGGAAAAGAATCAGAAGAAAAAGAAGTTGCACTTATTGACTATTTGAACCATCGTAAAAAACACCAAGCGAAAGTTGTACATATTGATTTACAGGAAATCATTGAAGACCACGGATTACTTGGACGAATTGGTGCAGATACAGCTGGAATGATTGATGAGAAGGGACGACCTGTTCAAGCTCAAGCTGTTCGAGCTCAATCAAAACGTACTATTAGAAAGTTCTATGTAGAACTTCCTGGTTTCGACAAACCAGTAGAATTTATTGAGGACTTCCTCGCTTAAACCACTATGGATGATTATTCAAAAAAGATACATAACGTATCAAACGAGATTGCAAAAGATTTATTGGTAATGCTTGCAGAAAACAAAGATACTATTGTTATTGCAAATCTTGAACCAACAGAAGATGAAGCTAAAAAGATTAATGAAGATACAACTGATTTCGCAACATTAGTTGTAGAATACGTTGCTACTAAAGATATCCCTGCAGGATATGCTTCTATGGCAGTTCAAAAATTAGAAGACGCACTACAACGATTGCGAATTCATATTGATGGAACTGTTAATACTTATAAAGACGAATACCTATCACGAAGTCTTGGAGTCAAGAACGAAGATGGTAAATTCCGTCAAGAAGCTGCAACTATCGGTCAGTTACTCGTGAAACTAAATGATGTTCGTGAAGAGACTGGAGGAAACCTAGAAGATTTCTACAATAATCTTCCAGAAAACTTGCAAAAAAATGTCTAGTATGTTATAATACAGGCATCGCTACTTGTAGTGATTTAGATAATATCAGCGTAAGTTGGTGTTATCTATAATCCTTGCAAACAAACCACACAAGGAGGTTATATATTGAGTCTGGAAAGACTGCGAAAAACATTCACCCAAACACTTGAGTCGTTGTGGACTTCGAAAAAACACAGGGGGCATCTTCTTTTAGGTGTTCCCATTTTTTATTACAAGCAATTAACATATTAAACATTATGGCAATTCAGAAAAATTTCCGAAACAACGGTGGAGAGTTCATCAAAAAAGCTTCAACAGCTTTTGAAGTAGGTTACCTTTGTACTATTGATTCAAACGGATTCCTAGTTCCAGGAGGAGCAGGAAAAATTGTAGGTGTTTCTAATGAGAAAGTAGCTTCAACTGATGCAGACTATGCAACAGCTCGACCGCTAAACGTTTCATCTGGAGACGCAGAAATTACTTATATCTTCAACGTAGCAACAGGAACTGCAACTCAGTCAACCGTTGGTGAATATGTAGATATTGATGGAACAGATTTTACATCAGTTGATGTAACTGCTTCAACAAATGACCAGGTTTTCGTAACTAAATTCATCGACGCAAATACTGTCGAAGGAAAATTGGTAGCGTAACACAATTATTAATATAACCTTTTATAATATATGAATCCAAATAGTAACTATTTGAACTCGGTTACATTTCCAGGGATGTCAGATAATATTACCAAATATTACAACGACTTCTTCCAGACATACAAAGCTGAGTCAGATATGCTTTTCATCTCACAAAACGTAGGTGAATCAGCAGAAACAAACAAACTTATCCGAGAACAAGATATGTCTCAGTACGCACATGACAAAGCTCAAGGTGCAGATGCTCAGCGTCTAAACTTCGGAGAAGGTTACGAAAAAGAAATCTTAGCATTCCGAATTGGTGCTCAATTGAACATCTCATACGAAATGCGAGTTGCTCCACGATTTGAAATCGGACAAGCAATTACTCGATTCGTTGAATCTATCCCTAACCGAATGGAATTGGATGCTCAACACCGATTAACTTTCATCAACGCAACTTCTTACGTTAACATGGACGGACGAACAGTAGATGTATCAGGAGGAGACTCTCTTGCTGGTATCTCAGCAGTTCACCCATTGGCGTTCTCAACAGTTACTTGGTCAAACACAGTACCTGCATCACCTACACTTTCTGTTACAGCTCTTGAAGCAGCAGAAAAATTAGCAGTTACAGATATCCTAGATAACTACGGACTACCTGTAATGATGCCTTTCACTCACTTGATTATTAACAAACAAGACCCTAACACAGTTCGTGTAGCTAAAGAAATCCTACGTTCTACATCACAAGTTACTCAGTCTAACCCTAATGTAATCAACACATTTGCTAACAGTTATGACCTTATGGTTCTATCTCGAGTTGCAACTGATGCAATGGGACGACCTGATTCAACTAAATACAAGTGGTGGTTCTTAGCAGCTCTTGGAAACCGTTCAAACCGATTGCAATCATACAAACTTGTATGGGAAGCACCTCATATGAACCCACGACCAGCTGGAGCTAACAACGGAGTTGATGCTTACAACGATGACGAAACATACGGAGCACGTTCACGATACGGGTTTGGTACAGTTAGTTTCCGAGGTCTTATCGGTTCATTGGCTAGTTAATCTAATTATTAGACTTAAATCCCATTTGGTGGGTTTAAGTGAGGGTGTTGCACGTTTTGTGGTATCGTGTCCCCTCTCTTAAACTCATCATTTGGATATACAATTATGTCAGTACAATACGCAACAGGAGTTGTGTGGGATGCAACATTGTTTGATTTAGAACTTACTGATGCAAGTACAGCTCCAGCAGCTATGCAAGGATTAGTTAAATACGCAATCAAAAAAACAACTGGAGCACCTACAGCAACTGCTGGAAAATTTATTGAAGGAGCCATGATTGCAAATGCTGTTGATAGTCAGGTGTACCTAAACACAGGGACGACTGCTTCACCAGTATGGACAGTTATGGATACAGCTGGAGCTGGTGGAATCACTGCTCTTACTGGAGATGTAACTGCATCTGGTAACGGTTCTGTTGCAGCAACAATTGCAAACTCAGCTGTTACAACTGCAAAAATTGCAGATAATGCAGTAGACGGAACAAAAATCGCTCTTACTTCTCAAGCTACCGGAGACATTATGTACTACAATGGTACAGATTGGGTTCGCCTAGCAGTAGGAACAGATGGTCAAGTATTAACACTCGCAGGAGGTTTACCAACTTGGGCATAATGATTTCTCTATTCTAACCCTTTATGGGGTTAGTGCTAGGGAGGTCAAAATATTATTAGTCCCTATTAATTTTTAAAATATTATGAACCCACGCGATATAAAGCAATATCCAATTGTATGGACAGACAATAAATCACAACCTATTTTTGTAGGTGACTTTCGCAATGTTGTTGTAACTTTAGTTGGTACAGGAACAGTAAGTGTGCAAGGTACAGCTGATAAAGACTTAGTAAACTTTGCATCTGCATCAACGCTTGCAAATTCATACGCAACAATGGTTATTGCAGACATGACAGCAGCTAGTACATACGCAACATCTATTGCAGTTGCAGGAGCAACAAAACTTGGAGAAGTAAATACAAACTTAGTAACTTATGTTTCATTAACTCGTTCTGCAGATACAGTAGACTGCTTCGTTACATTATCAGATAACTCTTAACAAACTGTATGGCACGAACAAATACAAACTCAGGAGGGGGCGGTGGAGGAGGTTCTCCAGCAGGTTCAGATACACAGATTCAATACAACAATGCAGGAGCATTTGGTGCTAGTTCAGATTTAACTTTTGACCCAGCGACAAGCACATTTAAAGCGGTAACAGATAATCCACTTTTTCGTTCAACTATTAAATTCTCTAGTAATGGTGGTACGGATGACTTAACTGCATCATTAGCTACAGCATTTACAGGTACCCCACCTACAACATTTATAGTTCTTGCATATGGTAATATACAAATTGTAGACTATATAAACCTAGTCGGAGGAAACTTTAGTCAAGGAGATACAATTACAGGTTCTGTTTCGGGGGCAGAAGGATATGTCGCTTATGATGATGGCGTAGGACAGTTTTATGTCTCTATTACTAATAGTATTCAATTTGCAGCAACGGATGTAATAGATAACGCAAACGGAGTTACGGCTGATTACGATACGTCTACTACAAGTGACGACATATTCTTTTGGTACAGCACAGCAGGTGGAAGTGGCGGACCTACAGTAATGACAGGGGCATCACAAGTACTTGACGATG